CGCATATTACTATCCATGACATTTTGTGATATATGTCAAGAAAAGAAGAATATTATTTATTATGTATATGAAAAAATCAAAAATTACGTTATTTATAAGTAAGGATATATCTCTTATATATTATATATTATATTTTATATTATATATAATGACACAAAATCAAATCGTAAAATCACTTTATCATTTATTAGCAGCTCTTCTAATTCTATTTATAGCTTTACGTGTAAAAAATATTCATATTACTGTAAAGATATTATTAATAGCAATCTCTATTTTTCATTTTTATGATGTATGGTGGTTTTTTAAAAATGATGGAAATGCACCAATATAATGATACATCTATATTTTTCATTTGGTTTCAATAACCAATCGTTATCTGAATAAAAATGCATTATTCATAATATATATAATATTCATTATGAATAATTTTATTTTAGGAACAATGAATATTGACTATCCACATAGTTCAAATACAAATGCAACTACAGAATACTATCAATCAATCATTGATAAATACATATCACAAACCAAAGATCCTATATTAGATACAGCATATTATTATGGGAATACCAAAACAGAACAAATACTGGGTGAAATATTACCGTATCTTTCTCGGCAGCCAAAAATAGCTACAAAAGCAAATCCATGGTTTGAAAATGATTTCACTAATGGAAAATTAGGACAATTATCAAAAACAAATCTTGAAAGGCAATTAACAATTTCTTTACGTAATCTGAAAAAAGATAAAGTGGATATTTTTTATTTACATTGTCCAGATTACGAAACACCATTTTCAGAAACATTGGAAACCACCGATGAATTATGGCGCAAAGAAAAATTTGATTATTTGGGAATATCGAATTTTTCAATAGATCAAGTTAAAGAATTATTTCATATATGCGAATCAACTGGGTATAATAGACCAAAATATTATCAAGGTATGTATAATATAATTTGCCGAAAAGTGGAAGAAATATTTCCAATAGTAGAAGAACATGATATGATTTTTTGGGGATACAATCCATTAGCCGGTGGTCTTTTGACTGGTAAATATAAAGATGGTATTCCATCAGAAAGCACTCGGTTTACAAACAATCAAATTTATCAAAATATTTTCTGGAAACCAGAAATAATAGATCCATTACACGATTTTTTTAAATCACCAGATTGCATTTCTGAATCATTACAATGGCTATTTCATCATTCTAAAATACGACAAAATAATGACAAAATAATCATGGGTGTATCAACTTTGGAACAGCTTGAAAATAATATACAAATTATATCTAAAAATCACAATTATACAAATGAAAAAATGCAAGTATTGAACAATATATATACAAAAATATCGGATGCTTCACCAAATTACTATTATTAGATAGTTATATTTTATATTTTATATTTTACATTTCTGTCTGTATTTTTTTACGAACATTCATCAATAAATTATCGATTTCCGGTTTTGATTTTGGAATATGTTTTTGAAGAACAGCATTATTTGTAGATATTAGAATCGTCTTTAAATCTTCATTTTGTGAGAACTTGGCATATAATGCCTTTTCTCGCTCTTCATATTTACGATTACCATAAAAATCAGGGTCAATTTTTATATCAAGAGGTCTTAATTGCACTTCTGTTTTCCCTTTCTTATAACTACCTTTTTTTTGCCCAGCAGCTTTTGCTAATTCGATATCTTTTGAAATATCATTATCACTATCCATAGAGAACAATTTATAAAAATGCGGATTATGTTTTTTGAATTTCGCTGCTTGATAATAATGTTCTACTGTTTTCCATTTCATATTATCGATAGTAAATACAGTAGGCCATTCATCATCTAACTTTCTGCGCCAATCAGAATTTTTCTTCAATCCAAGATCTGTATAATCGCGAATTTTATTTGTAGATATTTTTTCGTTTGCACCCTTTCCAGGTTTTACCAATCCATTCGATTTATTATAAAATGTGAATACTGTTTCTTTATCTAAACTGCCAGAATTTTTCGATACGGTTGATTCAATGTCTTCTTCTGTTTCTTCAATATCTCCTTCTACTACACCTAATTTTGATTTAAAATTTCGAAAATCCTGTATTTTATTAAAAATCCCAGAATTCCGTTCCATACATTTTATAACCACCATAATTTTTATATCATATGGTATTTCTTGAAACTTGAAAATTCTCTTATTTTTATACGTAATCAAACGATAATGAAGGCCATTATACGTGGTAAATATATAAAAATCTGGAGAAAATGTATCGACATTGCTTGATAAATTCGACATGGTACATTGCAACACATTATTTTTATCATCTTGTTCATAACTGCTTTCTGAAAATATAATTAACTTCATATTCAGTTCACGTTCGAGAACGGATATTGCCCAATTATCTGCCCAAAAAACAGGCATTTGAATGTATTCTTGTAATTTATCCAAACTATCTACATTCTGCATAAATGAAAATTCAGATAATAGTTTTGCATTATCAACAGATTGTTCTTTCAAATCCTTATGTTTTTCTGAAATTTCAGTTGCGTCTTTTATGATTTTATTACGTTGTTCTTTGTCCGATGCAGCAAGTGTTTTTAAACGTTTCTTTAATTCTTTATTGACAGCAACTAATCTGCGCATCTCCTTTTCAATATCATCTTTTTCACCAAGTGCACCTTGATATAATTCGCGATATTCTGTATACATTTCTTCAGTAGCCTCTTTTGCTACTAATGCACGCAATTTTTTCACAGTTGTCTTATATCCCATTTGTTCATATGCTATACGAATCGTATCAAATAGACAATCTCCATTATCATCCGTCTCTACAATATCATAATGATTATTTTTCATATATAATTCTATCCATGATGCATTTTTGCGCTCTCTGAATTCTTTCTTATCTGCAATCGATTGCACTTTTGTTTCCTCTGGAAGTGTAAATGGTTTTTTAACTGTTTTGTCGATTTCAAATACTCCTTCTTTTAACACTTTTTCCGAATGAACCATTGCTCTTGATATATGTATGTCTTTTTCATCTAATTCAAATACCTCTAATTCTTCTCTTGTAATTTCATCTGTTTCTTCTACATTATCTTGTTCAGATGTTAATAATTTCACGTATTTTGTTTCCATATCTGCAAGTTCAACAGGAGAAACGTCCACATTGATATTTTGAAAATAATCATAGTCAGCAAAACTATAAAAAATAATATCACCTAAACGATTCAAATCCATATCATGAAGAGCATTTTGTGTTTCTAAAAAAGGTTTTCTTCTCAATTCTGGGCTTTCTTTGGTGCTTTCAAATTCAAGAGCGCCTATTTGGTTTTGAACATTCATTTTATTCATCAAATATACTGGAAAATAATAATGATTTTTTTTTGTAAGTAATTTTCGTTCTTTCCCAACCGTAATTAAAAAATGTTTATCAAAAATGGTTATTTTATATATGGGTGATTCATATCCTATATCTGCATCTTCTAAATTTCGATTTTCTTCATAATACATATTTTTATTCATATTGTGTTGGTAATATATTATATAAATAGCTTTTTATTTGTTTTGTTTTGGTTATATTTTTTTTATACAGGTTGGGTTTCATCAGACGTAGCATGTTGTTCTTTTAGATAGCGCTCTGCTGAAGTTCCTCTATATAACTGAATATTTGGTCCGAATACAATTTTACTGCAAGAATATGTATATGATACATCAGATAAACATTCATTTGCGTATTTTATAAGCGGATGAATCTCATCCAAAATGTCCATCGACAACTCTGAACCCTCAATCGAACTTTGTAAGTAATCCAAAAATCGATACATAATATCAGCAACAGTATTTGAAACTACTTGAAATATATCCGCAAGTTCTTGTATTTTATTATGACGTTTATCGTCTCGTTGAAGTTGTTCTTTCATTGCTTCCTCAGTTATTTCTTTCATAAGATATTTAACACGTAGTGCTTCATTCGCTCGTTCATAATTTGCAGGTTGCGGACGTTCTGCATAATTTAAATGGACAGTTCGTCTTATGATATCATCACATTTAGAAATACATCTTTTTGCAATAGGAGAATCACGATATTTTGTGCGAATTGTCCTTGAAATTGTATCAAATAAATGATGATTCACTTCTCTTCCACATGGAACATCTCCTGGATTCCGTGGTGCTTCACCACCGTTTGTTCTTCGCAGCCATTCATAATAATGGGGGTTATGGATATTGTTTTGAATAGCACCTGTTCTCCAACTGAATGCAGTATGGCACTGTGTACACCACATTTGGTCGCATCCATCTATTTTAAATATACCAGTTGCACACTTAGGACAAGGTTTAGTATCGTTCGCAAGTAATTGGGCTGTCGCTAAATCGTCTGGATTGCATACATGGTCGGCATCCCGTGTATACCCCTTAATTATATGGCAATCCGGGCATGTCCATTTTTCACATATTCCGCATTTCCATTGAGTACTCAAGAATCCACGGCAATCTTCATCTGGACATGCTCGAATAAAAGCTGCTCGTTCTGCATTACGTCTCGGATTCGTGGTAATATTATTTTTTTCTCTATATAATTCTGTTATTTGAGAATGCAAACGCGAAACTTCGCGTCGAATATCTTCAATATTTTTGTCAATTTTGGCACAAGCAATCTTACCTTCGATTATTGGTTGTGTAGCTGGAAGAAGAGCTCGTTCTCTATCAAATAATAGCTGCTCACGATGTTGTTTTAGTTGGCCGTTAATAAATACAAGTGTAAAAACCTCGCGTATAAATTTGCGTGTCCATGCTCTCCCACAAGATGTGTTCATACATTTAACTGTTGTCTCATTTGTTGCATATGTTTCACAACACTTACGACATGCCTGAAAATTGCAATATTCACAAGAGATCAATAAATGTGTAGACTTGTTTAGTTTCTCATCACATATTTGACATACGGGGAGTTCTTTTTTTGTTCGTTTTTGCTTAGTAGGTTGCATGTGATTTTGTTCGGTTGACATGATGTTGATCGGTCGTTTATTTAATATTATATAAAATGAAGATATGAATTCGATTTTATGTTTATGATATGAATATCATATCATAAGCAAAAAGGTGTAAACGTTATATATCCATTTATCATATATCATACTATTTTATTTACTACTATTTTATTTACATTTATCAATGATATCTAAACATTTGAAAATGGCACGACTGGAAATGCTTGGTTTCTCTTTCGGTTTAAAACATGAAATTAATTTTACATTCTCTATTATTTCACTATCAATACATGTTTTCAAAAACGCAGAATCATTTGTCAATAGCAAGAACATATTTTCAAT